AGACGGAGGATGATGCTTGGGAGTTCTTGCAAGAGAATCCGAAGCTCAAAGCACAGGGATATACGGTGTACAGATGCAGGACATGCAGCAAATGGCACATCGGACATAAGACGCACAGCGAATGAGGAAGACAACTACGAAAACACGAATTGCACGAATTAGAAAGAGTCTACAAAAGCACAGATAAAACGGAATGTTCGTGAAATTCGTGAAATTCGTTGTTCCATACACAACACAAAATCAGGATAACAATGCAGCAAGCACATAACATATACTTAACTAAATTCCAGCAGCAGTCGCTATACATGGGAGCCAAGGACGAGCGAGTGATTGCTGCCCGCCGTGTGGGTAAGACCGACGGATTGGTGGCTCCCTACGTCTGGACGGCCTCTAACTCCATGCCTGGTATGCTCGGTGCATGGGTAGCAGTGTCGCGTCAGCAAGGCTTTGGCAAGACCATTCCGAGTACGATGGCGGCTATGGAACGTATGTTCGGTTTTACACAAGGCATACACTTCGGTTGGGGACGACCGCCTAAGCACGCCCAGGAGAGCATCTTCAAGCCCAAGAACTATGACAATTACATTTGGCTCGCTAACGGTGCTGGATGGGTGTTAATATCACTCTCGCAGACTGCCTCTGCCAACTCCTACACCTTCTCGGCCATGGTGGGCGACGAGGCGAGGTTCTTCCCTTATAAGAAAGTGACCGACGAACTGATGCCGGCTCTTTCGGGACAGACGCACCCATTGGGCAACATCAACTTCTCCGACTACAACCCGATGTATAAGAGTACGCGCTTCCTCTCGGATGCCTCGCTCACAGCCAAAGGTTCATGGCTGGAGAAGGAAGAGGAGAAGTTAGAATTGACCGTTGAGACAGGTCCGTTCAAAGGCAAGACGTATCGGTGGGTACAGGAGCAGTTGGAGGAATATGCCAATAAGGTGATACGCTACAATGACCTGCTGTATAATGCGAAGAAGAACGGACACATAGTACACGTCGTGCCAAAAGAAACTCGCACTATCATGCGTGCCGTGGCTCTGAAGATGATGAAGCATGAAGGACAATTCCGCATCATGCCTAATCATGGCAAGCACGTCACGAAGGCAATGGTAGATATGGCCGTAAACTATAAGCTCATTCCGCAAGAGGATGCCGAACTGGTTTACGACTATGAGTATCTGATTACACCCGAAGAGGATTTTGAGATGCAGATGTTCTTGCGCTCAAAAAAGTTTATTGATGGCTACCTAAGAGAACTGCGCCGAGTGGCTTTCTGTGTGCGCCGTGCATCATCCCTCGACAATGTGGATATATTGGGTGAAGACTATATCCGGCAGATGAAACGAGATCTTCCACCCTACACATTCGCGGTTTCAATTCTCAACATCAAGGTTCAGAAGTCTAACGATGGATTTTACTCAAACCTCGACATCGACCATGTTCACGGTTATATCCCCGACGAGATAGACCCTCTCAGTTCTGCCAAGTTCTCTACGCAAAAATCTACGGGTATCATCAACGGCAAGCGCATCACAAGCGAGAGCTACCAACCCGACTTCCAGGAGTTATCCGAGCGCAACGACTGCCGCATGGATTCCGACTGCATCAATTCCCTGCCTTTATATATAGCTCTCGACTACAACGCCAACATCAACACGCTTGTTGTAGGCCAAGGCTACGAGCGCGACGGCATGGAGTGCCTGAACGTGATCAAGAGTTTTTACGTAAAGAACGAGCGCAAACTGCGCGAACTGATTGCCGACTTCTCCGACTATTACGCTCCCAAGCGAGCCATCAACCGCGACGTGACGTATTTCTACGATTCCACAGCCAAGCAGGGTGCCTCGTATGCTTCGTCAGACGAACGTTTCTACATGACCGTGATTGCCGAGTTGGAGAAGCGAGGCTGGAACGTGACGGCAATAGACATGGGCGCACCTGAAAAGCACGAGGTGAAACACAAGATTATCAACGACGGCTTGGCTCACCTCTCCTACCCTGCCATCCGCATAAATCAGGTGAACAACCCCGACCTTATCATTGCCATGCAGCTCTGCGAAGTGCAAATCTCGTACAAAGGATTCCATAAGGACAAGTCAGGCGAAAAGAAGCCCGAGAGCGAAGAGACACTGCCTCTCCAGCAGCGCACCGACTTTACTGATGCCTTCGACACGCTGTATCTTGGATATAAATTGTTCCGTGGTGGCGGTGGATGGTTTGTGAGGCCGAGTGGAAGATAAAAAGGCAGCCGTTTCGCAACGACTGCCCTTACTTTCAAACCATATCCTTCGCCAAGGAACAATGCCAATGAATTTGAAACAAATTGTTTTATCCGATGAATTATTCAAAAGTTTTTTTTTCTAACAGAAAATAGAGTTTCCCCACGCTACTTTACAAACTGTTCTACCAAACCCGTGTGTAACCCGTAGGGCTTCGCGAAAACGTGGGTTTAAGCGTTCTTTGTAAGCCTTAGCGTCCCAATTTGGCGCATTAAAAAAGTCGCAAGACCAATACGGTAGCGGACGAAAATCTTTCAATCGTCCTTTCATACCCAAATAACGCCAATACGTAAAACTCGCTTTAAGTATCTTTTTCGCTTGTCTCGTCTTCATAATCGTTGTCCTTATTAAACATTTCGTGCCGTGCTCCCATGAGCCACGACTTCAAATTGATATACTGCGCATGGTCAAGATTTGCGTCTCGCCACTCGGCGTATTCGTCGTAGGTGGTCCGGTTCTCGATGATGCGCACCATGTCGTCAGGATTCAGAATATCCGCTTCCTCATAGTCACACGCACCGCCAACATCGTCACCTATCCAATACCACTTGCGCGAGCCGTCAAACAACTGCTTGTTTACGGCTTCGGCGATGTCGTTGCAAGCATCCTTGAAACGCTGCACGGCATTGACCTGTGTTCTGTTATTGTTTTTCTTCATTCCTTGATTAAATTGTTATCAACAACTCAAATCGGCCACCATTCAGAGCCGAATATGGTATGCTATTCGTCATCTTCCTTAATTGTACTTGTAAGAGCGCAAAATATGAAAACTGCAACTCCGAGAGCCAACGCAGCAAGTGCTGCTATCAGTGCACCCAAGAATATATTTGCTATCATTCGTTTTTGTTTTAATTGTTAAAAGTTGCACTTCTCTACCGTTAGACCAAACCTCCGGCGGAAGTCGTCGTAAATATTAAGGTCTTTCCACCAGGATTCCATCTCTTTATCTACCTCTACGAACACGTTCGCTTTATTCCTGACTTTTATAGCAACGCTTATATTCTCGTCGGGAATAAAGAGGTCAAACGGCTCAACCTTCTTTTCTAAACGGACACGCCCCCCGTTTTTGCTGCGCTGATAAGAATGCAGAGGACGGTAGCAGCCATCAAATCTGTAGCATAGGTAGTGTTGCGTTTCCTCTCTCTCCTTTGTTCTAAGCGTCACCTTGTATCTGTTACCGCAATGCAGTGCCGCAAGGACGTGCATGAAGTCGTAATAACCAAAACGTGTTTGCACCAAGTCGTCTTTTTCTCTAAAATAAGACCCGAATATATCACGCCGCAGAAAGAACCAGAGAAAATTCATATCCTCTGCCGACATCTGCGGTATCGACGCATATACTATATTTTTCCAAACATGCTGACGCAAATGGGATCCGTACGCAAAACCTTCAATGGCATGAAGCAAATCGTGGCGGTCTAACGAAAGTCTAATCATTCTCTTCCGCTTTAAACAGATTGTATTTCACATCGTCGTACATCGCCATTTCTATTTCCTGTCCGTCGAAATGTCCCACGGCAAGCAGTTGTCCGTTCTCCTTCGTGGCTTGCTCGGCCGACGGCGCACTGGCACGGACAATAAGGATGTCAAACTCCTTGATACAGTCGAGCTGTTCGGGTGGTATGGGCTTCATCTCCTCACGTGCTTGTTGGCGGATGCGCTGAAGGTCGGCTTTCGTCAGCATCGCGAACTGAGCCTGCGCCTTACGTACGGCCTCGGTTTCTATCTTCAGACGATGAGCTTCGTAGGCTTCCGCAAAGAGTCGGTTGTTCTGCCATAACGATACCTGTAGGAGGAAGTGAGCAAATCCATCGCGACCTTCCGCCAACTTCAGTTTTGCAAGGACTTCCTCGATAAGAAGAACCTTGTCTTTACGTTGCCAATGGATGATACCACGGCGTTCAAACTGGTCGAGAATGCCGAAAGTGGCTGACAAATCTCGAAGTTCCTTTATTTTCTTTTTGTTGGATCTATTGAAAAACATAATATTTTTGTTTAAATCATTGTTATGAAAACCTCTCTATTCTCGCGAACCAAGAGGGAAATAGATATAAGTACATGATAAAAAAAACGTGACTTTCTTGTGAAAGAACTTATTATCAAAAGCTATACTTTACACTATAGTACATACAATAATAAAGAAACGGTTAATGTGTTATAAACCTCGTTCCGTCTACTTCCAGTACAAGTATATCATTGACAACTCTTATCTCGCCACTCTCCACGAACTGCACCTTGCGCTGATGACGGTCGGTGTCTACGGCGAGGCAGACGCATGTGCCCGTGTCTACGTGTCCTGTCTTGGTGAGAAACTTGATGTAGAACGGCATACGCTGCACGTTTCTGGCTGTCTGCGGCGGATTGAAGCCCGTGACTCGCTGTCCTGTGCGTGGGTCGTTCCACTGCCATTTTTCCACAAATCGGCGCAGCTCAGTGTAGGATTGTGTGATTGGGTTCATTGTTATTCTTCTTTAAATGGAGGAAACTCAAGGTGTATGAACCTGTCTATTTCCTTATCTTTTATCAGTTTCAAGCCTCCCGCAAACAGTTTCTTACGGTGACGCAGTACGTCAGGGAAGAGGATGTTTCGCAAAGAGTTGCCCCAATCGTTTGTTGAGTTAAGAAGATGTGAGGGGTGGAACACGAGGGTGTAGGACACGAGAGCAGCCTCGGTTTGCGGACGGTCGAACATAGGTCCGTCGAGTGTCAGGGCGCGGTCTTTATTGTAGAGCACCATATGACTACTGTAATAGCTCACGTTGTCGTTCTGTGCATAGATGATGCGGTCGGCGTATTCGCCCAGATGCTTATGTAGCAAAGAGTCGCATGAGTAAACGGTGGAGAGTATGAGGTGGGTTATCCATCCCCGTTCAAAGCACTGCTCCAGAAGCAGAAACGTCTCCAGTTTGGGGCAAGGCATTGTGAGCACCATAACGTGAGGGTCAATCACGAGGTGGCTCACTGCCTTGTAGAATTTCTCCACTGTCACATCGCCATGCGTGTAGAACGTAAGCTGACGGTGTGGCGCCTGATTGACAGCCTTGGGCAGTTTTGTGTCTACGCAGCAAGGCGGTATGAATAGTAGAGTATCGTCCATTTAATTATTAGTTATTAGTTATTAATTAATTATCAAGCACCATCGGCATCACAAGCGTCATTACTTTAGGCGCAGGGGTATCGGCGGTGAGCACTACGGCGTGCGTAGAATCAAGCAACTGCATACGGATTGCGTCTGAAGGAATGGAGTTGATGCAGGCCTGAAAAGCCGACGACTTCAATCCAATGCGGAAACCGTCGGGGCACTCTGCGTTAGATATAAGCACCTGATCTTCGCCCGACATGGCAAAGTCTACGTCGCTTGCAGATACGTTGATGAACATTCCGTTCTTCTCCACCTTTACCAGATTGCTTGCGCTGCTTGAGAACAGACTAACACGACGCAGAATGTCTATCATTTCCTTCTTGTTGAAGACAACGAAGTAAGGGTTTGACTTCGGTATCACGCTGCCATAATTAGGGTATCTGCCTTCCATGTGCTTGCAGACGAGTTCAGTGTCGCCCGACGAGAAGCGTATGGTGTGGCCGTCGTTCTCGATACTGATGTCTTCGCATCCGTCGAAGGCAGATAGCGTGCGGAAGTAGTTGCGGTGGATAAGCGTCTTGCAAGGCTCGCCTTTACGGAAGAAGTCGCTACCTCCCTTCTGCGGGTCGTTGTTATGCGTTATCTTGGTGAGGATATGTCCGTCGGTAGCAGCAAAGATTACTTCAGAACGGTCGTCGGCAATGTCTACACACAGACTGGATAGCGTAGGGCGAAGCTCGTCTATCTGCACGAACTTGTCGGCGGTGTCTATAACGGAACGGAACAGCTGACCGGGTAGGCAGATGATTGTCGATTTCTCACTATTGGGCAGCATCATCTGCGGATAGTCCTCGCCAGAGAAATACACCATGCTTGCCTTGCCCGACTTAACGCTGTCGCCACTGCCGGTGCAATACTCTACGGTGAACGTCTGACCGTCATCTACTATGTCGAGCGTGACAACGCAATCGGGTAGCGTGCCTAACAGCGAACTGAGCATCTTGATGGGCAACACTATCGGCTTGTCGTACTTGCCGCCGCACAATGTGAGTGGCGCAGGGATTGTAAGCTGCGCTTCGGTGGTGGATGATGTAAGGAAGAACTGACCGCCTTCGTTGCGCGTCAGCAGCACATTGTCGAGAATGGCTATCGTGTTCTTGGAGCCGATACACTTTGCCGACTTGTTGAGGACAGCGTGAAGGGCGCGGGATGATTGAGCTTGTAACTTCATAAGTTTTGAATTTTAAGTTTTGAGTTTTGGATTATCGGCTGCTCCGATTTTGAGTTATTCATTTTTGAGTTTTGAATTATTACCATTGGCGATTTTGAGTTTTTGAGTCTTGAATTAACAATTCTCAAATCAACATTGAACAGTTCCTAATCGCCAAAGGCGACAATTCAAAACTCAAAACTCAAAATTCAAAACTCTTAGAACGGCAAATCCTCGCCTTCTGCTGGATTATAACCGCCGAGGTCTACGCCGCTTGCTTCTGCCGGTGCCACATAGCCGGTGGCTGCGCCCGCCACGCCTACATTCGGTGTGGCGTAAGGTGAAACTTGCTGCGTGGGCTGTGGCTGATAGAGCATAGCCAGACGCTTGTTCAGACGCTGACGGATAGCCTTAAAGAGGTGGGTGTTCTCGTCGGTTGGGTCTTGGTTCACAATATCTGGGTCACGATCCTTGTTCGCATCCTTCACCTGCTCCACGAGCTTAGGGTATTTCTTTACCGCTACCTTAACGAAATCTACAGAGAAGGAAATCTGCATTTCGTGTGTTGGAACAGTAACGTTTGTGTCACCACGCTCCATTGCCGAACGACGCACTGTGTTTTTGTAGTTCTCGTTCAGGGGCCAGATGTTTACACGCATCTTTGCCAGTGTGCGGTCGGGGTTCTGTGGATGCTGCTCCACTATGATTTCATTCAAGTCTGCCGGAACGCAGACATACACTCGCTCGGGATTGTTCTTGTCAATACCCTTGAACACCTGCGCACCGTTAAGAGAGAGCAGGTCGATGTTGCCGTTGTAACTTGCCATTTTATTTATTGTTTAATTGTTAATTATTTATGTTTATTTGTTTTAGATCTCCGTTTTTTAGGTCTTCGTTTGGAGTTTTGAAGAGCTTGTCCATAATATTTAGGACCGCTAAAATCCAAGTCACATTGATGCCTAAAACTTTCGAGCTTTTCGATATCTACATAAATCATATCTTTACATTTAAGAAGTTTATATCAATCTCGCCCTGCTGTCGCTCATGTCGTCCATCGTTCGCACCTTGTACCATTTCTTCACACGGTTCTTCGGTGCATACACTTTTGATAGACTTACAAAACTGCTGCAAGCGAGGTGCAGCGGACTGATGTTGCCGCCGAACAGAGGAGAACTCTGCTCTCTACAACTGCACTTTATGTGATCATATGAAATACAGTTTTCGCATCTGGGGGG